CGTGCCCGTGGGCCATTACAACCGCATCATTGCCAAGCGCGACGAGCAGAATATCGCCGACAAGCTGGGCGTGCGCACGATTGCCGGCAAGGGTACCACGGTCAACGTGATCACCGAGGCCGGGGACGTGGAACCTTTCAAGCTGACGGCGGAATTGGCGCCCAAGGACAAGGACGCGCCGATCCTGGGTCTGGTGGCCATGACGCTGAAAACGTACAGCAAGTATGTCGACATCACCGAAGAGCTGCTGGCGGACGAAGATTCCAACCTGATGGCGTGGATTGAGGACTGGATTGGGCGCGCCATGGCACGCACGCACAACCAACTCTTGATCGCGGCCGCCGAAGCGGGCGGCACGAACGTGCCGCTGGTCGCCGGCGCGCTGACGGCGGTCGACGTGCAAACCATGTGGTCTGCGCTGCCCGACGAATACGGCGACAATGCCAAATGGCTGATGCGCCGCGCATCCCTCAACACGATCCAGACGATCCAGGGATCACCCTTTGTCTATCTGGAGTCACCGCAAGGCACGCGTAATTCACTGATGGGCGCGCCGGTGGTGACCACCGGCGCCGCCGACGCTGTGGGCGCCGCCGCCAATCCGATCTTCCTGGGCGATTGGTATTACATGGGCAAGCGCGAGAATCCCAGCTTCAACTTCCTGCGCAACCCGTACATTCGCGACATTGAGGACGTGGTGCGGCTGCGCTATTTCTTCCGTGTGGTGTATGCGGTGCTGCAGCCCGAAGCAATCCTGAAGGGCACCAAGGCCTAACCGACGCCTGGCGGGTGGCAGGTACCCAGCGCCCGCCAGGCATTTTTCGCATGTGACATTTGAGCAAAGGAGCTGGAAATGTATCGAGCACTGAAGGCGGGGCCGGTGATCGTGGGCGGCGTGTCGCGTGATCTGGTCGAGGGCGAATTGCTGGAGGATTTGAGCGATTCCGATATCGAGCTGTTGACGGCGCACGGCTGGGTCGAAGAGGCGCGCGGCGAGAAATCGAAAGCGGAGAGCGCCGAAGGCAAGCGCCGGGCCGACGAAACGCGCATCACCGGCACGGATTCCACCAAAGATTCCGGCGACGACAAGACCATGACCACCAAGAGCGTGCAGGGCAAGAAATAGGCGCCGGCATCGCGAGCGTGCAGGGCAAGCAGGATATTAGGGGGCGCGATGTTTTACGCATTGCAGACAATCGAGCTGGTGGTGGACGGGCGCACGCTGGCGCTTGAAGAGGGCCAGCGTGTGGAGCTTACCGAAATGGAGGGCACGGTGCTGGCGGCGGGCGGCTATGTGGAGCGCGTCGACGAAAACGCCGACGAACGCGCGGCTGACCCTGCCATTGCGCCGCGCGTGTATGATTCCGGCGATTCCGGCGCTTTCCGCGCACAGAGGCCGGGAAGAGGATGATCTGGCGCATTGTGCTGGCAATGGCGTTTGCGTGCGCTGTGGGCTTGAATTCGCAGCCCACAGCGGCGCAAACGCCCTTCCCGGAACGGGTGGCGGCGCGCTGCGCGGGCGAAGCGCGCTTTGCGCTGCAGGAATGCGCGTGCGTGGTCAAGAACCGGCTGCTGGGCGGCTTTACCGAGCGCACCGTGCTGCGGCCGTTTTTTGCACCCGATCTGCCGGTGACGGCGGACGAAGTGCTGCAGGTGGAACGCGTGCTGAATGGCTACTGGCCGTGTGATCCAAGAATCTGGTTTATGTTTTCGGTGCAGGATTGCTGGCGGCTGGGGCTGCCCGAAGTCGAGGCCGTGCTGGTCGTTCAGGGACCGGGCCGCTGGCGCGTGCTCTTTTATGATCGTGGGGCGCTGGGTGATTGACCTTCAGATCGAAGTCGAACCGATTGACCAGGGCGTGACGCTGGAAGAGGCCAAGCTGCATCTGCGCGTGGAATTTTCCGAGGATGACGCGCTGATCGAGGCGCTGATCATCGCGGCGCGCCAGCAGATCGAGGAAACCCTATGCTGGCGTTCGCTGACGCCGCGCACCTATCGCGCCACCTTTGACCGCTGGAATGGCAGCGAAGTGTGCCAATGCCGCCGGCCACGGCCGTGCTGGTGGTGTCGGTGGTAGATGACGGCGTGCCCGAAGTGGTAATCGATCCCGGCGGCTATGTGCTGGACCCGGGCCTGGGGCGCGTGCGCTTTTACGGCGACGGCGTGAATGGCGGCGGGGCCGCCGGGCGGCTGCGCATCGACTATGCCGCCGGCTATGAAACGGCGCCGGGCTGGGCCAAGGCGGCGATTTTGCTGCAGGTGGGCAATCTGTACGAAAACCGCGAGGCCGTGGTGATCGGCGCCGGGCTGGCCACGGCCAGCGTGCCCTGGACGCTGGAGGCGCTGACGCTGCCCTGGCGGGCCTACCAGCTGGACGTGGTGCGGCGGAGGATGCCGTGAGAGCCGGGCGGCTGAACAAGCGCGTGACCTTTCAGCGCCGCACGCTGACCCAGGACGCCAGCGGCGCCACGGTGCCCAACTATGCCACCTTTGCGACCGTGTGGGCGCAGGTGCGGACGCCCGGCGGCTTTGAGCGGCTGCAGCCGGAGATCGAGGCCATGCGCGCCACCTTGACCCACCAGGTGCAGGTGCGCGCGGGCAGTGTGACGCCGCGACCGAGTGACCGCATCGTGTGGGGCGGGCGCATTCTGGAGATTTTGAGCATTGCCGATCCGGACAACCATGGCGCCGGCTATACCTTGAACTGCACGGAGATCGTGGAGCCTTCCTAATGGCAAGCGAGCAGCGTACCAAAAATATCAGCCTTAATTGGTTTGGCGACGAGATCGCCGCCGAGATCAAGCAGCATAAGGAGGCGGGGCTGTGGGCCATGGGCGGCGTGATTCTGGAGGATGCCCAGGGGCGGGCGCCGCGCGCCAGCGGGCGGCTGCGCGCCAGCGGCTTTCTGCTTTCCACCAAGCGAACCACGCATCACAAGCAAATGGGCGACCGGAGGCGGATGCCGCAAGCGAAAGCCGGCACGGTGCTGGTGGGCTTTGCCAGCTGGTACAGCAATCTGTTTGAGGATTCAGGTGTCAAGCGACATGCGATCCCCTACGCGGGGAGGTCCGGCCGGGGGCGCAAGCGCAAGGCGCTGCAGATCGATGGGCTGGGCTTTCGCAGCGCCGTGAACCACCCAGGCATGCGGCGGCGGCCATTCCTGGCGCCGGCCGTAGACGCATCGAAGGATGAGGGCGCGGCGGCCTTTGCGCTGCTGGTGCGGCGCAAGTTGGAGCGCGAGCGATGAATCGCATCGAAGCGGCCATTTTTGAACAATTGAAAACACTGGTGGCGGCGCCGGTCTACTTGCGCGAGGCGCCGCAGGAAGAGGACGCCGCCTGTGTGGTATTTGGCCTGAGTCTGACCAGTGACAACGAGGGCACGGCGCCGATCTGGGCGGGCACGATTGCCGCAAGCTGCTATGCAAGCGTGTATGCCGACGCCGGGGCGCTGGCGGCGCTGCTGGCGGCGGGCATGGAGGGCTGGCGCTACGGCGCGCCGGGGCTGAGAATCGGGCCATGCGTGCGCGTGGCCAGCGACGCAAGTTATGAATCGGATTGGCAGCTGTACAGGAGCACGCTCAACTGGGCGGCGCAAATCGTAGAATGGGGGGCATGAAATGGCAGCATCTGATGTACTGGTTTCACCGGCGACGGTCTGGTATGCGCCGGTGGGCACGGCGCTGCCCAATCCGTCGACCCTGCTGGCCGGTCAAACGTGGACGGCGCCCTGGGCAAATCTCGGCTACACGCTGGAGCCGACCACTCTAAACATGAATGTGACGCCCTTTGATCTGTATGTGCAGCAGCTGACGGTGCCGCTGCGCACAATCCGCACCCAGGTGGATGTGATGCTGGAGACCGTGATGGGCGAATTCACGGCCAACACGCTGAAGCTGGCGACCGACGGCACGGTGGTGACCACGGCGGCGGCGGCGGGCGTGTCCGGGCGTGACGAGATCACGGTGCTGGCCAGCAAGGTGGACGTGTCATTGTTTGCCTTTGGCATCGAGGGTGTGCGCGTGACCGACGCCAACGCGCGCTTGCCGGTGCGCATATTCATTCCGCGCGGCAGCGCCGTGATGAATGGGCCTGTGACCTTTGCCAAGGATGCCGGCATTGGCATTCCGCTGCAATTCAAGGCCTTTGCCGACAGCGCCGGCGTGGCGCTGATCATTCACAACATCATGGCGCTGGCCTTATGATCGAAATTGGCGGGATACCAATCGAGGTGCTGGGCGGCACATTGAAGCGGCGCGTGGAATGGCGGCGTGCCGTGGAAGAGACACTGGCGCCGGTGACGCGCAGCACGGGCGAACAGGGCGCCGAGCACTTCGGGGAGTATGTGCGCATTGCCACGCGCAGCCTTTCGCCCAATGCAAAACTGGATCTGATTCTGGCCTGGCAGCCGGACCTGGGCGAACGGCTGGACACGCTGCTGGAGCAGGGCACGGATGATGAGCTGGAGGCGGCGTTTGCAGCGCTGATTGCCGCCGCCTACCCTTTGGCCGTAGCGGCGCCACGTGGGGCGCCGATGAATGGGGCGGCCGCGAGTGTGCCGCCGTCGAAAGTGACGAGTTAGGGCTGGCGCACGGCTGGCCGGAGTGGCTGGACGGCGCCGGGCGTGTGCAGCTGACGGCGGCCTGGGTGCGACGCAAACAATTTGAGGCGCGCCTGATTGCGTATGAAGTGGCGCGCCTCTTCGCGCCGCCGCAACCACCACCGAAGAGCCGTGATGCGGTCTGGGATGATCTGTTGAGTGTCGCACGGGTGGAGCATGGCGATTAAGTTAGGCGACGCACTTTTATATCTGGACGCCGACGACAAGGACCTAAAAAAGGGCCTGGAGAGCGCCGAGCGCCAATCGAAGGGCTGGGGCGCCACCATGACCGGGCTGTTTCAGGGCTTTGGCATGGGCATTTTTTCGGCCGTGGGCGGGGCGATCCAGGGCGCATTCTCGCAGATCGGCGAAGCGATCAGCATGGGGTCTGACCTGGCCGAAACGCAGAGCAAGATCAACACGCTGCTGGGCGACCAGGCGGCGTGGGTGACGGAATGGGCCGACAATGCCGTGTTTGCCCTGGGCATGACCAAACAGGCGGCGCTGGACGGCGCCGCCGGCATTGCCAATATGTTTCAGCAGATGGGCATCGGCGGCGAGGTGGCGGCCGACGCCGGCGTGGGCATGGTCGAACTGGCCAGCGACATTGCCAGCTTTCACAACGTGGCCGAGGGCGCCACGGGCGTGATGGATTCCCTTAGCGCCGCCTTTCGGGGCGAATTCGACAGCGTGCAGAGGTATGCGCCGCTGCTGAATGCCGCCGCCGTCGAGCAGCGGGCGCTCACGAATGCGCACAAGGAAAGCGCCGCTGAATTGACGGCATCGGAAAAGGCGCTGGCCACCTATCAGTTATTAATGGAGGGCGCCGGCGCCGCCGTGGGCGACTTTGCGCGCACAAATGAGGGCTGGGCGGGCACGGTCAAGATTCTCACGACGGCCTGGGACGAATTTAAGACGCTGCTGGGCCAGACGCTGATCCCGCTGCTGACGCCCCTATTGGCCAAGTTGCGCGAGCTGGCCGAGTGGGCGCTGCCGCTGATCGCCGAGAAAATCACCACCGAAGTGATTCCGGCCATTGAGGAATGGGCCGACAATTTTGATACCTGGTGGGCCGAGCACGGCCAGCCATTTCTGGACGAAATTCAGCAGATGTGGAGCGACATTATCGAGGCCGCCACGCTGGCGATGGACGATACCGAAACCGAATTCGGTCTGAATCTGGAAAGCATGGAGGCGCTGGCCGAGGTGCTCGGCGAAAAAATCGGCGAGGCGCTGGGCGGGGCGATTGGCGAAGGGCTGCAGGAATGGTGGGATACCAACTACCAGCGCATGTGGGATGACTTTTTTGTGGCGCCCACGGTGGCGCCGGGCAGCTTTGCCGACTGGATCACCAGGTTATTTGGCGGCGGCGGCATGTCCGCGCCCAGCATGGCGCCCAGCGTATCGCCCAGCAGCGGCGGTGTAAACGGTTCCAGCAGCATGCCACAGGCCGTGAGTATTGCCGTGAATGTCGACGCCGCCAATCGCGGCGTGGCCGACGCCGCGCGCGACGGCACGCTGGACGCACTGCGCGCAGCGGGGATGAGGTAGCGATGGCCTGGGAATACTGGGAATTCAACGGCACGATGCTGCCCAGATACAACGCCGTGGCGGACCTGTCCACGCCCACGCTGGCGGGCAGCGTGGTGGCCAGTCTGGGCGGGCTGTACGACACCGCGGGCGCCGCCGATCGGGCCATGACGGCGGTGCACCAGTGGGAAATCTCGGGGATTCTGGCCGGCGCCGGATATAACAACATTTTTGATCCCGGGATTCTCGCCACCGAGGCGGACCGGCCGGTGGTGACGGCGCCCAGCCAGGGCAGCCAGCCAATCCTGGTAATCGACACGGGGGCACAGGCGGAGGGCGAATACAACCTGCTAAAAGCGCAGCTAGGCAAGCGCGGCACGCTGGTGATCCGCGACCCGGTGACCTACGCCACCAAATCGCGCACGGCGCGGCTGCTGCGCGTGCGGCGCGTGCAGGAACACAAGCACGGCACCGGTATTATTGAATGTTCGTGTTTATTTGAATCGCTGTCACCGGACTGGACCTAATGGCCACGCTGGAGATCACGAACAGCGCCGGCACGGTCACCGGCACGGTGGCCAATCCGCTGGAGGTGACCTGCACCGACCGCGCCAGCGCGATTGGCGAGATGGTGTTTTCGGTCTATGCGGGCAGCCCGGGCGCCGCCAGTCTGGCGCCGGGCGTTTATGTGCTGTGGGTAGATGACACGTATGCCTTTTGGGGCGTGGTCGAAACCGTCACGCGCAATGAGCAGCCCGACGGCACGGCAATTCTGGCCGTGACCTGCAGCGACGTGGCGCGCGAACTGGTCTGGCGCACGGCGGGCGGGCTGGAGCTGGCCGAGTACGTGATCGGGCTGGAAATATCGCTGCAGACGGCGCTGGACCGCATCGAGGTCATGGCGCCGGGCTGGATCATGACGGCCGGGGCCGATTTGGCGAGCGCCACCGTGTATCTGGCGGCCGACGGCGCCAGCGTGTGGACGCTGCTGTTATCGCTGGCCGACAAACTGGGCGGCTTTGTGGTGCGCGGCGCGGGGCGGTCGCTGACGCTGACCGGCGCCTTTACCAGCAGCGGCGTGACGGCGCGCAGCGTGCAGGGCGACAAGCCCAGCAACGTGGCGGCGCTGATCAGCCTGGCCAACGACTTGAGCGGGCGCGAGCTGGTCACCCAGATCGTGCCCTTTACGGCCGGCAATGCGGCGGTGCGGCTGTCGCTCGACCAGGCCACGGCGGCGCTGCCGGCGGGCTTTGCCTATACCACGGTTTCGTTTGTGACCGGCGCCGGCGCCCAGAGCTGGAAGGGGATTGTCAACAGCGCCGCGGCGGCAGCCTGGGGCACACGCCAGCGCGTGGTGCAGTTCCCAGAGATCAGCCCGCTATCGAATTCCAAACCGGACATTGTGGCCGCCGCCAATGCGCTGCAAAAGGCGGCGCTGCAATTCTTACGCGACCACGCCGCCGCCCAGCGCGTGCTGCGGCTGGTGATGGATGACGCCAGCACAATTGTGGGGCCGCTCAAGACCGTAATCGTGCAGCACGGCGATCTGGACGCCGCCTACCGTGTGCTGGAGGCGGCGCACGTCTGGCAGCCGAATGCGCCGGTCCGGTCCAGCCTGGCGCTGGTCGACGCCGGGCAGCTGCCCGCCACCGGCAATGATGCGATTGTGACCAGCATCGAGGCGGCGCGGGCATATAGGGCGCATGCGCAGCTGGCGCCGAATGTCTACCAGCTGGCATTCCAGAAGCTGGTAGATGCGCAGTATGCCGCCGATTTTCGCTTTCGCTTTGACACGGCGCTGACGCAATTATTGTTCGTGGCGCTGGACGTGCAGATTTTGCCGCTACAGAGCACGGTGCGCGCAATCGGCGCCACGGGCGTGAACACCAGCAGCCACACCGAGGGCAACCACCAGCACACGGGCGCGGCGCACCAGCACACCGTACCCACGCATTTGCACGATTTGGTATTGGCCGGCCACCAGCACACGGGCGGGCTGCACCAGCACAGCTATACCACGCTGGCGCATGTGCACAACGTGAAATATACGGTGGTGTCCGGCGCCGATCTGGGCAGCGTGCGGCTGACCACGCCGCCGGCGGCGGCCGAGCTGCGCGTCTATGCCGGCAGCGGCGCCGGCACGATCCTGCTGGTGCCCACGGAATCGACCGGCGCCGGCACAGGTGATACCGGCAACGGCGGCAACGTAAACACGGGCACGGGCCTTGCCGGCACATTTCAAACGCAGCCGACGGGCGCCACGGCCACCAGCAGCGATGGCGCCGTGGCCACCACGGCGGCGGGCGGCTTTACGCATTCGCACACCGTCGACGTCACCGTCAACATGGAGTACGGCATTTACCGCGAATCAGCCGCCAACACCTTCGCCCTGGCCGATCTGGAATACGCCATCAACGGCGGCGCCTGGGCGGCGCTGACCGGCGCCACGTCACTTGGGGATGGCTGGTACCGGCTGGAGCTGACCGGCGCCCTGTGCGATCTGGTGACCTTTACGCCCAATCAGCTCAGCAACCGCGTCAGTGTGCGGTCGGCCGTGGCGGCGGCCAGCAGCGAAACCTACGCCGTGGGCACGGTGGGCAGCGGCACGCTTTCGGTCTGGAATGACACCGGCACCTACACACAGGGGCTGGCGGGCGTGGCCGTGCAGGGGCTGGCGTTGTCGGCCAATGGCTGGCTGTACCGGCTGAACAAGACCAGCGGCACGGTCGAGGTCTACCAGCCCGACGCCGCCGGCACGCTGGCGCTGTGGGACACCTGGGCAATCACGGTCAACACGTACAACGCGATTGCGGTGGACCCGCGCACGGGCGTGAAGTGGTGGGCGGGCGTAGGCGGCCAGGTGACCGGCTACGGGCAAACGCTGACCGTGCTGGGCGGCGTGCCCACACTGACGGCAATTGCCGCCTTTGGCGGCTATGTCTACGTGTCGGGCGCGGCGAGTATCTGGCGCATCCGCCAGGGCGCCACGATCCAGGTGGCCGCCGGCGCGTCGGCCGGGCTGGCCATGGCGCCGCTATCGGACGGGCGGATTGTGCAGCTGTCGACCAGCGCGGCGGCTTTTCAACTGAAGGTATGGGCGGCGGACCTGGGCAGCAATGTGCTCTACACGCGCAGCGACGCCGGCAACGTCTGGACGCCGCTGTCATTGGCCAGCGGCGCCAATCTGGTGCATGTGGGGTGTAGTGACGGGCGCGTGCGCACGTATTCGCTGGAGGGCACGACGGCGACGCTGGTGTGGACCAGCACGGGCACGCCCGGCGCCACCGGCTACCCGGCCAGCACGTCGCTGCTGGCGGTGCGGGCCGTGCTCTCTTCCAAGGCCGCCACGATTGACGCGCAGCTGACCGTGCGCAGCGTGGTGCAGGCGATTGTCTTAACGTAGGGGGAAAATTATGTCTGGTGTACCAATCACAATTGCGGGGCTGCCGACGGTGGCGCTGGCCTTTACGGACCAGGTGCCGGTGTGGGACCAGTCGGCCGGGCTGACGGGCAAATTCAACTTTTCGGCGCTGGAGGCGCTGTACACCAACACGTTTGCGCTGCTGACGGGGGCGGCGTTTAGCGGCCAGGTGAGCGTCAGCGTGGCCAACAATGCCGTGCCGGGCTTTCTGCTGCTGTCGGGCGACTACGGCGCCGGTTCCTTTGGGCCCTTCATTACGCTGGGCGCCAACAACAATGCCGACGGCGGCGGCGCCCTGATCCGCTTTACACGGCGCGGCGGCGCCAATGCCCACGTCTGGGTGGATGCCGCGCTGCAGGTGCGCGTGTCGACGGGTCTGAACGGCGGCGCCGCCGGCGACGTGTCGGGCACGGTGGTGGGTCTGCAAACTTCCAGCCTGGATCAGAAGGATTTGGCCGGCGACGTGATCCCGCTGGATGAGCTGCTGGCGGCAATTGCCCAGGGCGCCGAGGCCGTGCACAGGTTTGCCTACAAGCCAATGGGCGGCTATGACGAATTTGGCAATGAGGTGGAGGGCGAGCGGCCCTATGGCGGCGAGATTTTCGAGGGCGTGGTGGTGGACTATGCGCCGCGCTACGGCACGGACCGCGACCAGGCGCACCCGGGCGGCAAGGCGCTGAATTCAATCACCGTGACCGGCGATCTGCTGCGCGCCGTGGCCTGGCTGATCGAACAAAATGCCGAAATATTGGGGCGGCTGGCGGCGCTGGAAGAGCTGGGGGCGACATGAGCATCGAGGCCATGCTGGAGCTGCTGGTCTATCTGCTGCTCGGCGCCGCCGTGATCATGGTGGTGTACTACATTCTGGGGCGCATTGATCTGCCGCCGGACATGAAGAGCGCGCTCACGCTGGTCTTTGCCGTGCTGGTGATCGTGTGGCTGGTCTACACGCTGGCGCCGGGGATTTAGGCCATGGCCAATCCGCTGTCGGTTTACTGGAGCGTGCACCACCGGCGCCCGCAGGATTACGACTACTTTACCCGGCTGCAGCCGGCCGTCGTCAAAATCATGAACGGCGGGCCGCCGGACTACGCCTGGGTGCGGCAAAATCTGCCCGGCGCGCTGGTGATTGCCCGCGACCACGCCATGAGCGAACAAAAAGAGGACATGCTGCGCGACCCGGCCGGCACGGGGCGGCGCCACGCCCGCGAATGGTCCGACAAGGTGGACGATCTCGGCTTTGACGAGGACAATACGCTGGTGCTGGGAATCAACGAGCCGGCCGTATGGGACCCGGGCGTAATCCCGGCGCTGGTGGCCTACACGGTGGCCTTTCTGGATGAATGCAAGGCGCTGGGGCTGCGCGGCGGGGCGCTCCAGCTCAGCGTGGGCTGGCCGGCGAACCAGGGCGGCGAGTCGCCGCCGAACTGGGCGCCCTATGCCGGCGTGGAGGCGGCGATCCGGCGCGGCAAGCACGCGCTGGTGCTCCACGAATACTGGGCCACGGGCGGACCCGGCGATGGCTGGGGCTGGTATGCGGGGCGCTTTGTCAAATGCCCGTGGGATGTGCCGATCGTGATCGGCGAATGCGGGCTCGACATGGGCGTGGTGCAGGACCCGGCCACGCTGCCCGGCAACCGCGGCTGGCAGGGCAACGTTTCGCCGAGCACCTACGGCGCACAGTGTGCCGAGTATATGCGCCGCTGCCAGAGCGACCGGCGTTTCTTTGCCGGCACGATCTTCGCCACCGATTTTCAATCCGGCGAGTGGCAATCATTCGACACCGAGCCGGCGCGCCACGAATTGCAAGCCAGTGCGGCCGGCCTGGCGCCGGCGGTCTGGTATGGCGGCGGGGCGAAACCGGAGCCACCGCAGCCGGAGCCAGGGCCACCGGCAACGCATGGCAAAATCGTGCACCCGCTGCCCGAGGGCAGCTACAGGATCACCCAGCATTTCAACCAGGGGCTGGAGCGCTACGCCAGCGGGCGGCACAACGGCACCGACTTTGGCGCCAATCTGGGCACGCCGGTGCGCAGCATGGCCGACGGCGTGGTGGCGTGGGTGGACACGGCAAACGATTACGGGCAATACATCCGCGTGTACCATGAGGCGCTGGGTGTGTTTTCGTTCTATGCGCATCTGTCGAGCCAGGCCGATATGCGCCAGGGCACGCATGTGACGGCCGGCCAGCCAATCGGCAGGGTGGGCAGCACCGGCAACAGTACCGGCGCGCACCTGCATCTGGAGATTCGCATTGCCAATGCCGCCGGCAACTACAGCCGCGTGGCGCCCATGCCCAACGGCCGCTGCGATCCCGAAACGTGGGCGGCGCTGCTGGGATTGAGCCTGAGCACGGGCGACTACTCGGCAATACTGAAGCCTGGCGGCGCATAATTGTGCCGCCAGGCCACGCAAAAGCGCCGCTCCTTGTGGGGCGGCGCTTTTGTGTGTAGAAAAGTTGTATCTAAGCGGGCGGCGGCTGCTGCGAAACGTAACTGGCGGGAGTACTGGCACTCAGGTTAGTAGTAGTCGCCGGCGGCGCAAGCGTGCTGCGAATGGAGCGCACTTCGGTGTACATGGCCTGCAAGCCGTTATTCTGTATGTCGATGGCCGTGTTCAATTTGTCCAGGGCGGCGTGCATGGCCTTCAGCTCGGCGATTTGCTCGTTGATGCGAAACCACCAGTGGGTGATGGCACGGCCAGCGAAAATAAAGACGACAACGGCGATAAAAACTAAACCAATCCAGGAATCCATAGGGGACTGCCTTTCTGCGCGGGGCGGCGCTTTTGTGATTACTGATTCCGGGCCGCATCTATGAGCGAATGACCCTCTTCGAAGTGTTGCATGGCATCGCGGATAGCTTGCTCGGCAACAGGCTTCATGTCGAGGCGATCTTCCAGGTCGGCTTGGTTGATTAGGGCCGATAAGTTTTCAACTGCATCCGCCGCGAGCAAGAGTTCCTGGTGGGCGCGCTCAAGCCCCGGTGGGGAGTCCAGGGCACGCACGCGGGCAACGGCAGAAATCAAGCCTACGCGGCCGATAGTGACCGAAGCATTCCATTCAGGCACATCGAACAGCGAAGGATGCTCAATAACTTCTTCGTAGAGCCCTTGGAGAGCCGAACTATTTTCCGCAAAGTCTTTCTCAAATGCCTGTATTGCGCTCAGATATGCCTGGAGCGCTTCATTCTCTGGATTTGGGGTAGGTGGTTGGCCAGGTCCGCATGCCGTAATGGCAAGCATGGCAACAACGAAGAGGGCGATACGGGTTGTGCGCGCGAACGCGCCGAGGTTAAAATGGTGGTGCATGAAAGCTGATTCCTTTCTTGCCATGCCCGGTGACGTTAGCGCGTCAGCCGGGCGAATTTATGAAGGGCTGCAGTATAGCACACTTGTTTTCAGATAATGTCCGGCGAAGAATCTGTGTGTAGAAAAGGTGTAGGAAAGTTGTATATTGACGCGATGCACAAATTAGCACTTGCGCTCGCAATCGGAGCATGCTATTCTTTCCGCACAAAAGAAGTGACCAGCGCGACGCTTGCGACGCCCGCTGGTCATGGCAGCACCAGAAGGACACTGGTGAATGCGAGGGGCATTCTAGCATAACCCACGCGCGCACCGTCAAGACGGTGCGCGCGTTTTGTTATCTTTCAAGCAACGTTTGGCGACGGAAAGCGAAAACGAAAAGAGCCCGGGGCACAGGTTTGGCCGCCCGCCCGGACTCTTTCCGTTTCCCTGCGCACCTTAACAACCGAAATTGCAAAGGTGAAAGCGACAGTTGGCGCCGCCGCTATGGTGACCCACCTAGGACTTGAACCTAGAACCCAATGATTAAGAGGTAAGCGGCGTACTTAACCGGATGACATTGTAACACGGCGGGCGCCCAAATATCCTAGTCAAACGGATGACTACCAATCATTGGGTTGACGAATTGCCCCTTCCTTGCAGCCGATCGAAGGCCGAATTATACGCATTGCGGACCGCCGGTGCGAGCGTGAATGCGTAGTACATTTGCGTGACCTGGGTGCTGGTGTGACCCATGGCGGCGGCGATGTCGGAGAGATCAGCGCCATTGTTGCGCATGGCCATTGCGAAGCCGTGGCGGAAGGCATGGGCGCTGTATTGCTGGATGCCAGCATTCCGACAACGTGACTTCAGCATGGTGCGCACGCCTTCGGGTGAGAAGCGGGGGCCAGCGTGGTAGAGCGGACCACGCGAAGCAAGCAGCAGCGCCGGCGCCGCGCTGGGCCGAGTGTAGAGATAGGCGAGCAAGTCTTGCCGAATGTCGGGCGTAGTCGGCACCATGCGCGGTTTGGCGCCCTTGCCACGTCGCACAAAGATTTCCAGCCGCTGCAGGTCAATGTCCTCAACCTGCAGCGCGCACAATTCCCCAAGACGTAAGCCAGAGAAGTAAAGCAACCGAAGAATGAGGCGGTCCCGGTGGTCTATCCAGCGGTCGCTTGTGATCGCGCCCAGCATGGCGCGCAGATCCGCATACTCCACATGCCGGGGGCGCTCTCTCGGCACACGCGGCGGTTTGACCCAATGCACCGGATTCTGGTCGCGGGTGATGTGGCGGCGGCGCTCTGCGAAGTTGAGGACGGCGGCAAGCGCACGGTATCGAGCATGCACGGTGCGCGGTTTGAGGCCAAGGCGCTGCTGTGAAGCAATGAAGGATTCCAGGACGCTTTCAGAGGGAATGACGTCGGGGATGCTGGCCTGATCGCACCAGGCCTGGTAGATGCGCAGTTGCGCGGCATACCAGGTGACGGTGGCGGCGCTGAGGCCAGCGGCGGTGACGGACACCTGGTGCAAGCGCACCAGGTCGGTGAAGCAACTTTCCATTGATGTTTCTCCAGACTGCCAGAACGGCGGGGACGGTGGTGGCAATCTGGTGCGTCCCAAGATGCGCACCAGTGTAATACATAGGGGCTGCATGCGCCACAGCATGCAGCCCCACGAATACACTTTGATCGACGTAAGGAGCCGAGATGAGTAACGGATTGGCAATGCATCCTGCATGGCAGTGTGCGCACCGCAAGTTAACGGACCTGGACCGCTGGAATGCTTACGACGCGGGGCGGGAGGGCGGATATTTCGATTCGCAGATTGCCCTGGCGATGATCGTGGGCGGCTTTGGGCACGATGTGATCGTGACCTACCGCGATGATGACGGCAACCCTGGGGGCTATGCGTTTCCGGACCGCTGGGTGGTGATCGACGAAGAGGCGGGGCGACGTTATGGGCCGGCGCTGCGCTTAATGCGCGATATGGACGCGACCGCGCACAATGCGCCGGTGACCTTTCCTCTCTCGGCGCGCAAGCTGGCGCTGAATGGGCGGGGGTAGGACATGCCCGAAAGAGTGATCGAGGATGGCGTATTTGTTCTTGAGCGCGACTTGAAAGGCAAACCGACTGCAAAGTTGGTGATATTGAGAAAATCCGAGGGGCAGCGTTTGGTTGTCGAAAGACGGAACAGCCATGGCGCGTGGGAAGACGACAGGCCAATAGACATTCCCAGCGAACTTGGAATTGTACTGGTGCAAAAATAGGGGGCTGCAGCGCATGAGCATGAAGCATATTATTTGGGCGCGTGAATCAAGATCCCAGGGGCCGACAAGATCGGTATACCAGGCGCTTGCAGGCGCGGCCAACGACCCCGAAGATATGTGCTTTCCTTCAGTCAATACGTTATGCAAGTGGTCCGGCTTTTCAAAGAGCACGGTGCTAATTGCAATTGCGGAGCTGGTTGCATTGGGTGAATTACGTGTGATCAAGAGGAATGGATCTGGCAGCAAATACGTGCTTGTGGAGCCGCAACCGGTATCAGAGGGACACCGGTATCAGAGTGACACCGGTATCAGAGTGACACCACACCGGTATCAGAGCAACACCACACCGGTGTCAGAGCAACACCACACCGGTGTTGCTCTGACACCCGTAAAGGTATTTAAAGAACAATTAAAGGTAGAGACTGGTATACCAGGCGTTTCTGAAGTTGTTTTTGCGGCCGAAACGGCGCAAACAACGCAACCAGACGATGACGGCTACAAAGGCCAATCTGCAACGTGGGTGGACCCCAACCCAATATCGGCCGGCGCGTTGTGGGAGGCGATCAAACTTGAATGCCAGAATTCGCTGACCAATGGCGTGAGTCACCATGTACTGCAAACGCAAGTGATTGCATTCGATGGCGACGTGCTGCGCGTCCAGGTGAATTCGATTTTTGCGTTTGAGGCGTTGACGGGGGGGCGCCTGCAGGCAGCGATGAATCGGTTTGCTCATTCCATGGCCGGCCGGCCGTTGACGGTCCGATTTGAACAACAGGTGTACCAGCCGCGGCCGGAACTTTTAGGGGTTACCCGTTGACGCGGCGCGCTATAATTGGCATAGTGACCACGGGACACTATCCCAAGGAGGCGGACGATGATCGAGGAAATGGTAAAGAGCAAACTGGCGGGAATCCTGGAAGAGCTTGAAGAGCGCGCCCACGCTGACGGTGTGCCAGCGTACCGCGATCTTTTCCGAGGGCTTACCATTCGCATTCAAGAACTTGAAACGGGCTGGCAGGTGGCGATTGCGCGTGAATGGCCTTCGCTGCCCAGCGAGATTGAAGAGAGCACGGTATTGCGCCACCTGGCGCCGCTCTATCACGGGCAATGGCACCGTACCAACAAGCAGGCGGGGCGTGGTGGGCGCGTCTACAACGTTTCCAAGATGGACTATCACCGATAGCCCCCACGGGCGAGGATAGAGGAGGGGATGATGGTTGAGAAGGTGACGATAGTGATGAGTGAGGAGATGCTATCCCTTGCCAACGATTTATGCACGCTTGGAGAGGAAACGTGGCGGCGGGACAGTGACGATCAACTGAGTATTGCCTCTTTGCGCAAAACCCTTCGCGCTGCCCTCCCTGCCAACACGGACATCGCACGGTTGGAGGCAGAGGTTGCCCAACTTAAGAATCGTATTCGACGCCGCGACAAACGCATCGCAGAACTTGAGGCGCACAGTGCGGCAGCGTTTGTGGAGACCTGCCATCGCATTGCCGAAGAAAAGAACATTCTGTGGAGCCAAGCAGCAGGTCGCCTTATAAAAGATTGGAACCTAGCAGGCAAGGAGGCGCGAGCCATGACCGAGATAGCGAAACTCCACCCCAACCGCACACATATAACGCTGCACGATGACAAAGATACACAGTGGGCATATTTGCCCATAGACGTAGCGATTAAACTCGCCGACGCAATCATAGCACTGGCAAAGGTTGAATAGCATGCCATACGCTGCAAAGCGTCCATGCGCAGCGCTTGGATGCGCTGCATTGGTGGCACGGGGTGCGCGCTATTGCCCGGCGCATGCCAAGGAAAAGCGGGCGGCAATTGACCGGGGGCGG